TAGGAACACGTAACAGTACCTGGTTTAGAAGTTCAATACCTTCTACTTATGGACCATGCGATCAAGTTGAAGTATTTGCAGGAGGCCGCAGATTCCGCAAAGATCCTATTGATATTTGGGTAGAATCTAATGGAGCTTATAGCCCTGCTGCTGACGAAACAGTTGAGGCAGAGTTTACTGTTGACGGTTCTTCGATGTTTATTCGATTAACAGCGCCATTGGCAGCAGGAACACGAATTACTGTGATTAAGAAAACAGGCAAAACCTGGTACGATAGAGGTGCTACTACCGCAACTGCCGGTAATACATTGCTTAATAACACCAGTGCTATTGCTAAATTCATTGCACAGAAGACCACTTCAATACCTGAATAAATACATGATGATGGAGTCAAACGAGAATAACATGCCGCAAAATCAAGAAAATAACATCCCTGCCCAAGAATCCCGTCCTAATGAAACAGGAGGGATTCACTTTGAAGGCCACATTAAGATCTGGGATCCAGAGTCAGCAGAAGTTTATATTGACAAACGAGCATAGAATGAATATATTTAAACCTACACATCTATATATTAAACAACATTCTGTTACAGGTATGTATTATTTTGGTAAGACTACTCGTTCTGAAAAATTTCTTTTAGAAAAATATAACGGCAGCGGCAAGCACTGGAGTAACCATTTAAAAAAGCACGGATCCGAATCTGTAAAAACAATATGGTATGAATTATTTAACGATATTGATGAGTTGACGGAATTTGCGTTGTTCTTTAGCGAAGAGATGAATATAGTAAAATCAAAAAAATGGGCAAACGAAAAGGTTGAAAATGGATTAGGCGGGAGCAGTATTGGGAGACCTGGATGGATACCGGCAGATTCTACTAGAGAATTATGGAAAAAACAAAGAACAGGTCGAATTACGAAAGATTCAACAAAAAAGTTAATGAGTGAACAGCGATCTGGTAATAAAAATCCGTTTTATAATAAAATTGATAAGGAACATCCATTGTATGGTTTTAAACATACCGAAGAGGAAAAACAAAATAGATCGTTGCGTGCTTCTAAACAATTTAAAATTACCTCTCCTGCCCACGAAGAACTAATCGTCATCAATTTAACTAGATGGTGCAAAGAAAATAATATAAATTACTTTACAGTATATAATCAATTAAAGGGATGGAAATGTCAACTAATTTAGTAGAAAAAACAATGACCACATTTGAAGGGCACATTAAAATATATGATCCCGAGACCAAAGAAATTTTTTGTGATCGTAAAAATGCCATTCACTATGAAAATATGTCAGTAGCAATGGTACAAAGTCTAAGTAATCAAGGACAAGGTACAGTCTATCAAATGGCATTTGGTACAGGCGGAACAATAGTTGATCCTACCGGATTAATTACCTATCTAACACCAAATACCATTGGAATAAATTCAAATTTATATAATCAGACTTACTCTAAAATAGTTGATCAAAACTCCAGTTCTAATGTAGATCCAATTAGAAATAAAATGGAAGTAAGACACGTCAGTGGAGCAACTTACAGTGATATATTAGTCAGTTGTTTGTTAGATTACGGCGAGCCGTTAGATCAACAGGCGTTTGATAATTCAGTAGATATGAACGGAAACTTTGTATTTGATGAACTGGGTCTTGTAAGTTATAATCCAAATGGTGTTGGCAAGTTATTAACCCATGTTATTTTTCATCCTGTACAAAAATCATTAAACAGATTGCTTCAAATTGATTATACAATTCGAGTACAGAGCTTGACCGGTTTTACAGGAGCTTAATAGATGCCATATACCGTTAATTTTACAGATAGTGCAAACAAGTCTCCTATTACAGTATTTGATAATACGTCAAATACAGATACTACATTAACATTTCCAGGTCGAAATGTTACTGGGTATGGTCAAATCATCGCGGAGAATTTTTTATCTTTATTAGAAAACTTTTCTTCTTCAACCCAACCAGTAAACCCAATTGAAGGACAGCTATGGTACGACAGCAGTACTGGCATTATGATGTTGTGGGACAACACCAGTTGGAAAGCAGCATCCGGAATACAAAAAGGTCCAAGTGCGCCGGCTACTGAAGCTAGTAAAGTTGGCGAACTGTGGGTAGATACAACTAATCAGCAGTTGCGAATCTTTACAGGAACACGATGGTTATTAGTTGGTCCAGCAGAAAGTTCAGTAGACGGACTAAGATACGGACCAGTGGTTGAAAGTGTTGCCGATTCGGATAACATAACACGCTATATTTTAACATTCTTTATTGCTGATATTCCTGTTATCATTTTCTCAAAAGACAGTTTTACACCAAAAGTTATTATTTCTGGCTTTGACATTATTAGAGCTGGTGTTAATATTCCAGCGCCAACAACTTCAAACGAAATAGAAAACTTCGTTGGGGGGTTTCTTCCTAAATTGTACGGCACAGCAAAGAATGCAGATGCACTCAACGTTGGCGGAATTGAAGTTGCCGCAGGAAAATTCTTAAGATCTGATACTATCAACACAACAGATTTTAGCATCAACGTTAGAAATAATAGCGGACTAGTTGTGGGTGTTGATGGAACTTTCAATATTGCAACATCGGCAACCAGTGCAAAAATTTATAACTCTGCCGCAGGTAGTTCAATTGATCTGCAGACAAATCGAAACGGTATCCCTGCAACTATCATACGAGTAGTTGATAATCGAGTTGGCATTAATCAAGCAACTCCTGCAGAAGCGTTAGATGTTGACGGAAACATTAAGTCTACCGGTGCGCTAATTGTTACAGATATTACTGCAAGTACTAATTTAAACAACGGAAGTATTAGAACACTTGGCGGCGCGTCAATTACTAAAAATTTAATAGTTGGCGATGGCGCAAGTATCACAGGTACTTTACAGACTAATAACATACAACCCAATACTACTGAAATATACAATCTTGGTTCGAGTCTAAAGCGATGGAATACAGTAAGAGCTAAGACTATTGTCGCTGATACTATTCAGGGAGTATTAGACGGAAGCATTAGCGGAAACGCTAATACTGCAACCAGTCTAAAGAACATTACAACTTTTCAGTTATCTGGCGACGTTGTTAGCCCAGCGATCTCTTTCGATGGCCAAACAGGTAGCTACACTAAGATTTTTAATACTACATTAACATCGAATATTATTTCTGGTAAAAATGCACCATTTCCGAATGTATCTAAAAACACAGATTTTGTATTAACTTATCGTGCTAGCGAATCTTCTTCAGCATCGTCAGGATTATTAAAACAAACAAGAGATACATTTGTTGGTGACTTAGGTATTCCCTTAGGGACAATTTTACCGTTTGCAGGATTATCGGCACCGTACGGATTTTTATTATGTGACGGTTCGGAAGTTGAAAGATCGAAATATCCAGACCTCTATGATATTATCGGAACCACATACAATGGTACCATTGCCTTGATAGGTGTGGGTACATATAAGATTCCAGATCTACGTGGCAGATTTGTTTTAGGAAAAGACAACATGGATAACGCAGATACTATCCCTGTTATTACTGGAGGATATGTTGATGCCGGTGGCGGTACAGCAGGAAGAGTAGCCGATACCAAAGCTCAAACATTAGGCGGATCAGCTGGCTCAAGTTTCACAACCTTGACCACTTCCAACTTGCCGGAGCACACTCATACTTTACGTTCTGGTAGACAAGATTATGCTGCGATAGCGGTTACTACAACAATTGACCCAGATGCAACGACCGGCCTAGGCCCAACTGCGCCAGGACAAGCGCAATATTTAAAAGATTCCGGTGGAGTTACCAAGCCCGTTGGAACTACATTAAGCACCCCAGTGGGTATAATGAATCCTTATCTAACATTGAATTATATTATTAGATCCGGACCACCAGCGTTCTAATTAGGTAAAATATATGGCATATCAAATTAACAAAACAGACGGAACAATTGTAGCAACAGTAGCGGATGGCCAGATAGATACACTATCTACGGATTTAACACTGATTGGCAAAAACTACAGCG